TCAATGAAGCTTTGACAGAGATATTCCTCCAGTTGCCAACTATGCCACGAAGAGAAACATAGCTGTCATTGTTCGGATGAAGGAAAATGTTACCGCCTTCCACGAACAGGGGAATGCTCGGGGTCTTGATGTGCATCCCGATCATGGCATTCGGACTCTGTATATCAATTCCGGCATCATACTTAATCCCTTCAATAGTGACAAACTGCGTGTTTCCCCCGATTCTTACGTTTGCAAATGTCCTTTCATTATAAAATTCAATTTGCCCGGCAGACAGGTTGAAACCGACGTATTTATTTGTTTCATTTTCATAAAGGATCTTTGAGGACAATACTCCCGAAGCGATGGAGAACGGACCGATACGTCCTTTATCCGCTGTGATTGTTCCTGTAATCTCTGCATTCTTACATTTGAAATACCCGGTTACGCCATTGATAAGAAGAGTTTCACCTTCATCGTTGTGGGATTTAAGCACATTGTTTTTGAACATGAAGCCGGCTACATTCGCACCATCGGCAAACAGGGTGTCAGTAGCGATATTCACAAACTTCTGCATGGCTTCCCAGTTCGAATCCCCGTTGGCTGATGTGGGTGCAACGGTAACGGAAGCACCGTAATTCTTTACAAGGAAATTATAATAAACTCCCCCTATCAGATATATGACCTTATCCCGGTAATCCGCATTCCAGACATAAGTCTGTCCTGATGCGAATACACCTCTGTCACGGGGAAACGCCCCTGTTGCTCCTGTTGCTCCTATGGCACCATCATTAGCTACACCCACCCCTTTTTCAGCGATAAAATTATTATTCCATGCGTTCGCGTCCGATGCGGATTGATAAGCCCGGACGGCAAACTGGGTGTATCCGGCTGTCGCTGGAACGGATATCTGATTGCTTAGGGTAGCACCTACATGCGCCAGCCAGCTTCCGTTGTATTTGCGTGCAGCAAGATAGAACCTGTTCGTATCGCTCACATTACCGCCTACATTCTGTTTCATGGTAACGACAAACGCTGACGGTGACGGTGTGCCCGTACTGGTAAAGTTTATTGTGCTTACCGGGCTGTCAAGCCAGTACGAAGCGGACGGTTCGACACCGGAAGTCATTTCCTGCCAGTCGGAGTTGACAGCCTTGTCCGATCTCTTCCCGGAAAGTATGTAACCGCCATCCTTCTTCCTTAGATAACTTCCACCTCTCACACGAAGAAGCGGAAGTGGCGGATTGGAAGTCTGAACCTTGCTTAAGTAAGATCCTCCGGCAAACGATACTGTACTGTTTTTCGCATACGGAATGTTGGCGGATTCCCAATGACCTGCGGCTGTGATACTCTCACCGTCAGCCCCGTCCTTACCATCTACAAGCATGGGGACGGTTTCAACATCCACTATCTGGTCATTCACGTAAAAGACAAACTTCAATGTCTTCGTGAAATTTCCGCTTGATATGGCTGTATTGTTGTTTATGGTAGTTTCTGCTCCACCGTCTATGCTGTATTTCAATATACCGTCCGTTGTAGTGGATATCACGCCCCCCACTGACTTCTGCCTGTAACATGATACGGAAGACACGCTGTAGTTCCCGTTCTTGTCCTTGCTTACTGAGCTGGCGGAAACGACAATGCTGTATAGGATGGCATCCGCACCATTCGCTCCCCCACGCACACCAGCTACTGTGAACGTAAGATCACGGGAATACTGCTGCCCGTTCTTTGTAGCCCTGATTGTGATCTTCACCGTGTTTGTCGCAGCAAGAGTAGCTCCGGCAGATACCGATATTGTCACCACTCCCGTATTCTTGTCTGTCGCACACAGAAGATTTGTGTCAGGTGTACAGGTGATGCTGTCAAGGGTGAGCTTTTCCGTTCCGTACCACATGCTGACTGTTGTATTCCAAGTCTGTGAGGACACGACCTTCCCGTCTGAAGTAAGGGCTGCATTGACCATCTCGTTATCGAAGTCCGCCATGATGGCATTCTCTCCGTCCTTACTCCAGCGATGCACCACGGCAGGATCACTGAACTCAGACCATACGCCGTTTTCCTTAAAACGTGTACAACCCCATTCAACCTGATGGTCTATGTCCGTACCAAGATAATTATCCGTCCATCCTTCCGGAACATAACCATCTTTCTGCTGACTGTCCGGCTTTTCAGGGGTGTTATCTATGATATTGCCTCTTGTGTATATATACTCATAGCCCTTACCGTCTTTCCCGTCCGATATCATAAGCTGCCATCTTCCGTCCTGATAGATGTAGGTGGCGCGGTCAGTTGTGTTACGGTATGAATCACCGTTTTTCGGGTTGGCTGGAGCCGTGGCAAATTCACCAAGGAAAGTGATGCTCTCGCCTTTCAGTTCACGCCCGTCAAGAAGCATGTCCCAGTCTTCGTTAACCTCCCAGTCGGCAGGTTTCCCGGCAAGATAATAACCACCGTCCTTCTTTCTTAAAAAATTGCCGCCTTTGATACGCAATATTCTGATGGGAGGATTGGAGGTTTCCACCTTGGATATAAAGACACAGTTGGCAAGAGTGACCATTGTATTGGCACTATATGGTGTGTTGGCGGATTCCCAATGTCCACCACCGACTACAGACAAGCCCGGATCACCTTTATCACCTTTGTCCACTTGTTTCAGCCATGCCGGGTTATCATCTGACGGCTCGGTTGTCGTTCCGTTATCATCAACGCACAGCCACAAAGCCCCGTTATGTGACACCCGGTTATAGTAAGCATACTTACCTGCGGTCCATTCACCTTTGTCCAACGGAACACGCACTGTCTGTCCGGTGATCTCATCCACCTGAAAGATAAGCCCGGTCATGATAATGTTTTGAAGAACGGCCGAGTAATTGTCCGCATTAATACCGGCTACAGTCATGCCTTTTTTCTTGCCGAACCACGCAGGCATCTGCGCCGGCTCCGGGTCCCAAGTGTTGGCATTGTCAAAGAATGTAATACAGTTGTTTCCGTTGACTGAATCAATAAGTATATAAGTCTGACGTTCCGGGTCCGTAAAATTACCTGTTTGTGCCAATACCATCTGCTCGGCAGGTTTCCAGTCAGAATGCCCCGGACGGGGAATGACAGTAAACTTCTTGGCTGTATAATCTGCGGCAGTCACCCGGAATTTCATCTCTTCAAAGCCATTCAGCTTGCCTTCGCTATTCTTAGTCACAAAATAGGTGGTAAGGATATCATCAACAAACTGGCTCAATCCGTCCGCGTCCGTCAGATCGGGAGTGATGGTGTAGGTTCCATCGCCGTTATCCACGTATGACAATACGCTACAACCGCCACCGGGGGAGTTTACCATACGTCCTTTGAAATAGGTTGTACGGTTATAGGCTATTTCAGGGACAAACAAACGCTTACGGAAAACGCCGCTTCCCATTTCCATGTCACCCTTTTCGTCTATGTATCCACCTGATACACCAGTAACGAAATCACCGAACTTGGCATATTTATTAATCAAGACTCCGCCCAGTAAGGATAACAAGTACTTAGTGGAATCCGCCACGTCCTTCCGCAAGAATATCTCTTTCATCTTCTCCACACTGTTCTCTATCTCAATCATTACACGCAATGCGCTCATCACGTCTTCATCGGTGTAGGTAACATCCTTGTCACCCTGCTTCACAATGCGGCTTACCAAATTCCCGGATATTTTCAGACCTTTAAGAAAATTGATTATGCCTTGCGCATCATCATCGTTCAGCGCGGATAAGAACCAGTCAAGCACAGGCGTATTCTTATCCAGCGTGTATGCAGATGTGGCATGGTCAGCGTTAGTGACATCGCCCCCGCCACCACTGCCGCCACCGCCGTTCTGCTTTATCTCTTCAACCTCAATGGAGATCTTGCTAAAGTTGCTGTTGATGCGGTCTGCCGTTTCGCTCCAAGTTCCTGTTTTGTTTATTGTATTAAGCTCCATATATCCTGTTCCACTTTTACCATTCCGCATCCGGGTGTACTTCAACGGACAGATAGTTCATTATTCTGATGATTAGGTCTCGTATCATAATATATGTTTTGAGTGTTACTGATAACTTTCCGAGTTACTCTACTATTAAATACTTTATACCTGATCTTACTAAAACATAAGCATTAGTAGGATATTCTGATTTCTCCAATAATCCATCTACAGCTTTACAGTAGTCCCCATCTTTAGGAAGATAATCTTCTGAAACAAGAATATTATTTATTTCATACATGATATTTTTGGCACAAATAACTTTCCCATCTGAACTGTTGAACATAGCAACAGATTCAATTTTACCATTAGCTTTATCTCCATATGAATTCACCAAATTACCGGCTAATATCGAACTTTCAGTTTTATATGTCTGTGCAATATCCGTTATTTCATTAAAATACAGAGTTGGTTTGGGAAAATAAACAACACTATTCCCCCAGCCACTAATTTTCATCTTTACACCTGATTCTTTTAAAGACCCATTAAATAACGTTGAAAGCCCATAGAACTTGTTACCAATAAACCTATAATCTATAAAGCTATTGGGGGATGGAATATTTTCCGAGGGCAACACATTGGTTGCATCGGAGTAAAAATAACACCCTTTAAACAGGATAAAATGTCTTCCATATCCCATACTGCCAAAATGTCCTCTCAAGCATGGATTTATACAATTAGTAAAAATCAGATTCATGTTAGATGCAATATCTATACCTATTGGTTGGGAACCATACGGCCAGCTATCCGCAGCCTCTCCATTATTCTTTTCACTGTCGAATTCCACATTGTCAAACCATAATTTATTAGATTCGCTTTCTTTAATGCCATTAACATGCACGGTATATCTTACATTTTTCCCAAAAATATAAAAGTTGTGAAAACTGCAATTCCTAGTTTTTTTTATCAACAATGGATGTAAATTAGATACAGGCGTTGGGAAACCACTGTCAGGCATATCACATACTATTTTTGTAGACCTATTACCAACACCGAACAAATGAATATTTTGCCTGTCAACCATTTCTATATAACAGACATAATCTTCCTGTGATTCTCCCGATAACGGGTCTTCCGTTGCAAAATGATTAAATGATGATGTCCTGAACTCCCCTACAGCAAAAATATACCATTGTTTATCTGTATCTCTTGGTATGGTATTTATTGCTCTCTGAATGGAGTTTACATTGGCATTGTACCCTACAAATATATTAACCCCGTCTTCAATAGCTTGAAATTGATTTGCCGTTTCCTGATCGGCATAACAATAGATAATATTACTTTTATAAACAATTCCATCAAGTCTATCTGTTATATCCTTTATACTATCTTCGAAACCGGGCAATGATTCAGGTGGAATCTGAATATCAGGACTTAATTTTTTTCCTCCCCCCTCTATTCTCTTGACACTTGGAGTGCCTTCCAAATCATAGGCATTGCTTAATGTCCAAAGTATATAATTAAATGAACCATCACAATAAATTTCATAATTTTTTGTTTCTGGTGAAGCCTCATTGATTAAGACTTCTGTTATTTTTCTTTCTACGGTTTTGGCAATTCTAAATACTGTTTGATTACTGACATTTGAAGAATCCAGTTTATACCTCAATCCTTTTGCCACAGGTATTCTTACAGACCAGTATCTTGCAGCAGTACCCAGTGTGCCTCCAGCTGATATATAATCTTTAGACAAATAAGAGCTGTTGTAGATCTCTTCTTCTATCCCGCTTTCGGTTATAATAATATTTGACACCTCTTCCTCTAAGCTTGTAAGGGATTTGTTTGTCTCAGTAATCTTGTCATCTAATTCTTCTATTGACGGGTCTAATATTACAAATTCAACAGATTCAGATTTTGTCAGTGTAAAGTAAGCGGTAATGGCAGATTCCGGAGCCTCAATTACAGATTTTTCCCCAACGAATGTTTGGCTTGCTTTTAACAGAATCCTATCGGATTCATCAACAAAAACATAAGCCCTAGCTTGTACAGAAACGCACTTTCCAGTAATCAAAAATCGATCTCCGGCTTTACATTCTAATTTTGTTGCTATGAATGTCGCATTGTTTGTGATTTTTTCTATACTTGATGATATTTCTCCTTGATTACCATATACAATATAGGCCGTACTTTGATCAAAATTATCAATAATATTTTCTCCCTTTTTTTGATTAATAATATCCATTTTAAACTCGGAAAGTTCTGCTGTAAGATTTTTGCGTGTATTCGGATTAACCACCGCATCGGTTGTGGTTGCCGGGTAAATGGTTTGACCACCTTTGGTCAGCTTATATATTTTTGCCATAATAAATCTCCTATATTTCTAGATTAGTAACTGTTTCTTCTTCCTCTTCCGGTGGCAACGGAGGTACAAAATCACTCAGCACATCTTCATATTCATTATCCGACAATGGGAACGCCTGAATTGTATTATATGCGGCATAATCGGGATAAGATGTTATTTCCACCGTGCTTTCATCGGTTTTCCCGGTAGTCAGTACGATTCCTGTATCTTCAACGGAAACAAGGTTGCAGATGCCATCCTGAAAGTCGGAATCGGATATGAAGTATTCACGTTTTACCTTCAGCATACCGGGAGAAAAACAGGGGTTGTCAAAAGCGACAAGCAGGTTGCCGTCTTCCATGCGGCTGCAACCCACATACTCATGCCCGTCAAAGGAGGCTATGAACTTTCCCTTGAACGGATTGAAGTAAGTAAACCGGAAAGGAGTATTCACATCCCCGTTCAAGTTCTTCTCTATGATCTTAAAATCGGACTGATAATTGATTCTCATAACTATAATATTGATGTTACATCGTCTATCTCCTCGGCTGTCAGGTATCCGTTCAAGTCAACACTTCCGCCACCTCCTGTCGTGCCAGTGGCACTCCATGTTCCCTTTGTCTTGCATTGATATATAGGACCCGGTATGGTGTCACCCACAACAGCCCAGTCACCTACAACAGGAGATGGAACAGCCGCTTTCAGTGATTCAAGAGTAGGGAACAACCCCTTGTTGCGGATACCGTTCTGCTTGACCTTCTCCACTTCGGTAGAAGTCTTGCTAAAGTTGTTGTTAAGACGGTCTGCCGCCTCACTCCAAGTTCCCGTTTTGTTAATAGTATTCAGTTCCATATCACTTCACTTTATTTGGGCAACATGTTCTGATCCCATACAATCTCAGAACCTTTAACCATAATTATGCGTCCTCCCATTATCTGGGTCTGATATATATAACCGTCACTTCCTTTTTGCTCGACAACCATACTGTCCGGACGGAAATACAATACATCACTATTGGAAGGATCATTCATAAAAATACGGGGAACCATACCGTTCAATCCATATTGAAGAGATATGTCCAAAAGCGAATTACCATCATCATCATGAATATCAATTGACGGTCTCCCATATTCATCTTCAGGAAATATGGTTATCTCATAACCTGACGGTGAGGAAACCTTCACTTTCCCGACAAATTCAGGATTTCCGTCAGCATCCCATTTAATGTTCCCATTGGCAAGCTGTCCGGAACCATCCTCATTCAACAGTATCTTACCATTGGCTATTTCAACCTTTCCCCGGAAATATCCGCCCAAAGCATAGATATATCCTCTTAAGAACACATCACCGCCATGAGTGGCAACGAAGTTCGCCATATTTGCCCATTCCTCATCGGTGGGTTGGTAATCGGGGTCATTACGAAACCTCATTACGGTCAATATAGCCTGTTCAAGTTTTCCTCCTGCCCAAAACGCCACATCATCATCGTCATTGTATATGCCGCTAACTCCGGCTGTGACCTTCTGTAACTTGCCATTCTTGTAGTTGCCTAACTGGATCATATTGGCCAATATCAGACCACCAAGAATATCCACAGATCCATCCTTGATCGCACTGGCGATATAATTGATTGACTGGAAACCGGCTGTTGCCTTGTCGTTGTCAAGAATTGAAGGCTTCCAGTCAGTAGCGATGGTTCCACGCTCTAGCTGAAGGTCACAAACGGTTGCGGTACCACTGATAAGAAATATACCACTGCCATTGAAGGTGATCTTATGGGTATATCTCTGATAAGAGGATGTGAGAGGTTGAGAAACACTGAAAGAACCGCACGAAACAGACACAGACGTACCCTTTGCTTTATAACTGATAACATAACTTTCTCCTTTAATCAATGATACGGACTGGGACAAACTACCGATTGCAGCAGAGTACCCGGAGCCGGCATCACTGTCCGCAGATACGGTAGCCACTCCCGTCCAATATTCTAGTTGCTTGCTAAAAAGTTCGGTATCCGCCGATAGCTCGGTAGCGGCAGACAGGTCCTCTGTTTCATAATCTCCGGTAAACCCGGAATTGCGCAACAGATTGACCGAGCCGACAGCCGCATTGTCTATCGCATCCTTGGCCTCTTGGGCAAGATCTGCGGCCGCCTGTATCTCATCCGGCAAGCCTTCCATATTCTTCCATCCGGTGGAGCCTTTTTCGATGTGGAACATACCCTTGATATCAACACCTTTATCCTGAGTGTATTCCATGTAAGTGGTCCGGTCCTTGTCACCAATGTACGTATCTCCGTACACCTTCATCCGGGCCTTGCCGGTAGATTTGTCAAAATCAAAAGAAATGACATCTTTCCCAGTCAAGGTAAAATCATTAATACCCTGATACATGATGATGGACGGAGAAACTTCGTTCACCGAAGAGAGAATTATCGCCGCCTGTCGGGTGATATCGGTCTTATGACCTAATCCCACGATATCATCACCTGCCACCGGAACATCGTTCTCGACATTAGGATCACACACGGTCTTGGACAGGTCTATATAATTCTCACCTACTGCTGTGACCAACCGCCAGTAATAGCGGTTGCCGACATGATGCGAAATGCCTGTCTTGATATTGCACTCCTGTGCGATGGCGAGAGATCCCGGAGTAAACTGGTTCTCTATCTCAATTCCGTCTTCCTCTTCCTTGAAATAACAACGGTAGACATCATCCAACTCATCCACACGGTTGCATTTCATGCCTGCATGGGAAATCACCTGCTCGCCACCTACATACGTCTTCTTCTTTACTTCAAGCTCGTCAAAAACGGCTTTGACCTTGACATACAGATAATCAACAACAGCCTGTGACATACCGTTCTCAAGTACAGTAATTCCACTACCGTTCTTACCTATCAAAAGACCTTTCAAGAAAGTGATAAGACCGTTGGCAGTGTCTTCCTTATCTTTACGAAGAAAGTATTTGGAAAGTTCCTCTATATTTGCACCTCCCGATATGGCAACAACCCTGTCTTTATTGGTTCTTATGTAAATAGAAGGATTATTATCATCATTATGTATGTATATCTCCCCCTCATTCAACCCTTCCAGTCGCTTTTCAAATGACGGGGATATTTTCGGTATAATCGGATTTCCTTCATCATCCGTTTCCGAACCGTACCACAATATCTTTATAGGATGATTTCTAGCCATGATTACACGTAATTTTCATTAACAAAAGCAGCTTTCGCCTTCTTATATTTCAACACATCGTCCTCTTCGGGATTAGTTAGTAAAAACGCGATGCCTGAAGATGAAGTTGTAATCTCAGTTTTGCCTCCGATCCCGGCGATATCATTTTGTCTAGGGCGTAAAGTCACTTTATATATAAACATCTGTTTCTTACCTATTGTATCAATCTTTTCCGGGACAGAATCCCCTTCCCGTACAAACAAATTACCGTTTATGCTGACATGAGAAAGGCAAAGTACCTTATTTATAAACTCCGCTATATAATACGGAACGCCACAACTTGTCCCGAAAACAAAATCAAATGTTTTATAAGGGAGAGAATACATTTCTATTATCTCCTGCTTCTGATTCACAAACTGTTCGTTTTCAACTTTCAACTCCACCCCATCCGGCTTGAATCCTCCTATTATTCTGAACTGGAACATCTGCCGGACCTCATCAATCCAGAATATATTATCAAACGCAGAATTATTATCTTTATGGGAATATTCAATCAGAATAGAATCACCTATATTCTCACACACGCAGAACTCCTCACATTCTTTATCGGCTATAGTTACTGTATATATCCCCTCCGAAGGAGATAATGAGGCATAATACATCTTAATGCTTTCATTTACATCATAAGTGAGCAGTGTTATCTTGGAGGAAATATTGCCGATCTTATCATTCAAATAAGCTGAAGGTTTTTCGCCGTTATCACAAAAGATTTGCAGCAGGATGTTGTCTGACACAGAAAATACTTGTCTGAAACATCCTGCATTTGAATATTTATATTTCAGCGGTTTAAAGAATAACGGACAAACATCTCCGATTGATATCATAGTCTTTTCGTAAGTTTCTAGTAACTTGTGACTTCACAAGCTTTCATTGCAAATATAACAATTAAAATTTGAATCTTTATAACGAATTAAAATTTTTCACGATCAAAGTTACTTTTGAACTTTGTGATTTTGTAAAATTGTAATCAGCCTGCTGATAATATCCCTGTACAACTTTGCCTTGGTATTCCAGTTCAACAATTCCTGTAAGATCTTCCGGGAGTTCCACATCCGAAGTCTCAAATTCCACCTCCGCCACAGTAAACATCCTTTTTGAGAGAATTATATCCCTACTTTCCCCCATTCCATCAATACCCACATCACTATTACCATCTGATGACGCAAAAGTAAGCATCTCAACAGATGAGCCGATGTATGCTTCATTGGCCAAAACCATAGAAGAAGGGGAAAACATGGCATTGAACATTGTGTCAGGGCTGAGAACGCCACCCATAAGATAATCTCTGTTCAATATATACTTAAGTCCAGATGAATCAGATTTCACCCCTACCATAAATAAATCAGTGTCACTTTCGTTGTCTGTAGTATCTTCACCTATCTTGTCAGCAAGGAACTCTATGCCGTATGCGTCCGCACGGTATGGAGATATCATTTCAAGGCTATTGTCCGTTATGGCCACGCCTGTGGTATATTCATTCGTAAAACGGAACTCGTCCTTTCCATTAGCCGTGTCGTAATCCTGTTTGTCAAAGCCTATTCGTATCCGAGAATACACCAATGCAGAATTAACCTTCATCTCATAATCAGATAAATCATCTATCCTTTTGACAACATCATCCGAGAAGTATTTGCTTCTATGCCGGAAAGTTACTGTATTCCCGGATATGTCGTAAGCATAACCAAACACATAACTCATCCAGTTTGCAAATTTGGTGAAGGATGTATATATTTTGGCTCCAGGAATCTTACGGGCTGATTCAGCCGCCAAGAGCATACAATTATCAAGCCTTCTATCTCCTGTCCCCTCAATCACTCCAGTCAAACCATCTTTCTCTCCATTAATACTTTTAAGCAGTCTGTTCAGCAATGTATCGGGCTTTATAACATCCATCTCAACAGGGTTTATTCGATTTTTCCATGATGCTTTAAAATAACTTGATGTTGAGACTTTGTATGGCAAATCCGGCAATACAGGTACAATCTCTTCTTTCTCATTGACATACATAGCTCTCACTATTATTTTATCATCATGCAAAAGACTTATATTGTACGATTCCGAAACCTTCTTTTCCACTGGCGTTTCTGATTCTGTCGTAAGTTCAAAACTTCCTATCACCGTTTCCGTAGTCACCGCTTCCCCATTACTATCAATATCATTACTTATCTTCATAATCTGGAGCCTCACACCTCTTACATCATATCCCAAAGCACCAGACTGATATTTCCTAAACACAAACATATCAATATTAAACTCTATATTTATCCTAATTGATTTCAGAGCCTTTATCGAATATACATCATCACCACCTACTGTTTGATCATTAAATTCAAGAGACCCCTTTATTAAGGAATCACTGGCAGTTATATATATTGGCATTGGTGACATTTTCTTGCTGAAATAAACATTAATAAGAGTGTCATCGTCTTCCAATGTATCACCTGTAGGAATCCATTTTGCTGATTCAGAAAGTTCAAGTCCGTCATAAACAAGAGGAATGGGGCTTTTCACCTCTTCGACCGAATATTCATATTGAGTTCCTTTTTTTGACTTTATCATGGACGCCACGCTATCATCCACGGCATTTATCTGTAAGATACGACCATTATCCTGCAATGTAGAGAAATTGAGAGCGCAACTAAACCGTTCATTATACAACCAACTGTTATTTCTTGTACTTATTATTATTGAGGCAGAAGCATTCAAATAATCTTCATCATATTGTTTTAACAGCAATTTTCTAGCATCCCCAGCAAAAGAAAATTTGTTGGAAAATGTACGGATAACACCGTCATAGTCATTTCTCTTGAAACTAGCCTTCACCTCGTCCCAATTCTCAAGATCATCAGTAACCCTGTACTTCAGACCATTTATAAGTAACTCACATCGATAATACATAATTATTTCTTTTTACGATTCAACCCATCGATTTCGTCACATGTCTGCCTTACAAGACAGGCATAAGATCCGGCGGCCCATTCTTTCGGATTGATATACATCTTATTATACTTCCCAATAGCGACAACTTCATTTATAAATCCACGTTTTGTAGGCTTCTCCTTCAGTCCCTCATTCTTTTCCTTACTTATCTTATCCAAATCATATTGTGCACGGGAATTTAATGCGGATATTCTAGCATTCATAGCCATTACATCACCTTTTTTACACGAATAACCTATCTTCATCAGAATATCACGCACCTCATCATACATTTTCAACTTCATCATGTTCTCACATGCCTTCATGCACTCCACGGTCATTGCAAGATTCATACGCTCATTACAATTCAATATCTCAGAGAACAACTGTTTGCTCCCGACAATTTCTATATAGTCATTGATAATTTTTGCCGATGCAGCCCCTTTGTCCTCATCGTCAAATTCAATAGTATTGCTATCATTGGTATAAATCTCTATAAAAACGGACAAGGGAAGTTCATATATGTCACTTGTATACCTCATAATCAGATACTTTTTGAAAATTGCTGATAATTGTTTTCTCTTATCGCCTTGGCTAATTTTGCAAATCCTATCTGCTGTGATTTTTCCAGATGCCCTATCTTTTTCTCCAGTTCACTATAATCATTAACTATTGATACAGGAGGAAGATCGTTTTCGCTTCTATATGCCATAAGACCATCAAAATCATTTGCATGAGCCTTTATCCTGTCCATATCCACTGCATAAGGTATAACCTTCGCACCTTTAGGGATGTCAACCAAAGTAGGGACAGACGGAGTAATATACGCTCCTTTATCAGTAACGATTGTTTCAGGAACACCACCATCACCCACTACAGCCAATCCGCCTTTATGCGAATCAGTACCCTTGGCATACTTCGGAATAGGAGTCGCTATAATAGTAGCAAGCTGTATCGCTCCCATAGCACCTAGAGCAGCTATCATAGGTATTGCAGCAGGGAAGCCCAATTGTTTTATCGTCTGCAAAATACCACCTGCTATCTGTATAGCCGCCTCAGCTATACTGGTAGCTTTCTCAAACTTTGCCTGTTTTGTTCTTAATGCCGCTTTTTTCTTCTCCAATTCGGCATTCTTTTGTGCCGTTTTATCTTCCGCCGCACGTTTACGCGCTTCGGCTTCTTCAGTTGTTATAGCACCTCTTTCTTCTAAAGCCTCTATACGGGAAATTTCCTCTTCACCTGCTTTCTCATTCGCTTCCTGTTCAGCCTCAATAGCTTCAATCTGGCGATCATAAATGGATGATATCATTTCACCAATTCCACTAACCATAGAAGCCCACATCTCGGTAGTTCTTTCCATCTTCTCACCGTCTGTAAGTTCTTTCCAAACACCCGATATCTTATCAGACATAATACTGAATCCCTTATCCATCCCATCAAATATACCGGCAAACGGGCTATCGATATCCGATGCAAGATCTTTCAATGCAGAAGAATAACCTTTCAACACTTCAAAATTCCTTCGTGTGATATCCTGTTGCTCTTCCGCTTTTTTCAACTGATCATCCGCATTTATAGAACCTATCTCTGCTTCCATAGCCTTTATGGATTCTCTCAGCATTTCAATTTGTTGCTTGCTTACCACGCCCGATGCTTCCGCTATCTCAATCATTTTTTCAGCAGCATCTATCTGTATCTGTAATTGCTCGTTTGCGGCTTTCCGCTCCAGTTCACGCATGGCTTCATCGTATTCTTTTCGCGATAGCAGCCCTTTTGAATAATTTTCTGTTATAATGTTTTCAAGTTCCTTATATCCAGTACTTGTAGCTGCTATACGGAGAGATGATTGTTCCTCTTCCAGTCTGAGCATCTCATCAGTATACTTTTTCTTTTCCTCGATCCTTTTTTTCTCAGCCTCTGCCAACTTCTTAGCATATTCCTCATTCTCTTTCGCTATCTTCTGCATTCTCTCTTGGCCCAACATTTCCCGAAGTTTGTTCTCTTCCTCAGAATATCCCTTTACAGCTGCTATCTGGTCTTTATATTCTTTCTCTATGGCAGCAAGATTACGCTGGTGCTCATCCTCTATAAGAGAAACGGACAAGTCAGCCATTTTATTCCTAAGATTCTCTATGTATTGTGCTAGATCATTTGCGGCTTTATCAACAGAATGAGGATTAAATGTAACATCTCCAATGTTAATAGAATTTGCCAGCCTATTATTTTCCAAGTCTATTGCAGATGCTTCTTTTCTCAATTTAGATAAATCTGCATCTATCTTATCTACTTTAGCTTTTGCTGAATTATATTGTGATTCGGCTATTTGATTAGATGTTCTTAAAGATGTTGCTAATGCTTTTGTTCCAGATGTTCCTAATTGATTTATTTTTGTTTGCGCTAATAGCCTAGCATTATCACGTTTTTTTTCTGCCAATTCTAATTTAGTTTGCGCCTTCTCTTGTTCTATATACTTATCCTCAATTTGGGCTTCTAGTTCAAGTTGTTTTTTTGCATTCTCTATTATTTTATCCTGCACAGCTCTCGCCTTGGCAGCAGAAACAATTGCCGATGCAAGCCTTTGATAACTATCAGCCGCTTTACCTGCAAGAATGTTTTCATCACTTATATTTTTAAAGTATGAAGGATATTGCTTTTTCAGTTCCTCAACGGCTTTTTTCCGCTCTCCCATAGGTTTATTCAAATTGACAGCAGCCCTATATAATATATCCAATTTAATAGCTTCATCTTGGGCATTTTTCACACCTTCTTTTTGAGCTTTATTCAAATCCTCCTGAAGCTGTTTTAGATAATCAATTTCTTTTCTTGCATCAAACAGGCTACCCACCCATTTGGTTATCTCACCTCCATAACTCGATAAAAGAGTTATCCCAACAACTAAAGCCGTCTGCCAACTAAGAAGGGAACTCAATACCTGTTTAAATACAGGTGTAGCAGTCTGCCCCGATTTTTTAAGAAGTTCATATTCCACCCTTGCTTTCTTTAACTCATCAATAAATATAGGAAGGTTATTGGATATAGCAAGAAAGAAAGTATTGGCACTAACAGACAAAGCCGGAAGTTCTCTCGCAATCTGTTGTATGGAAACATTAAGGCCATTCCAACCAGAAGCATAATTACCCACATTACGTTGGTAATTGCCCATCTGTGCATCTATATCCTTTAATTGTTGATTCAGCTTGCCGATATTGTTCAAGATATCCATACCTTTTGCTCCCTCGCGTGCAGCTTGTGAAAGGTTATAATATTCCTTTTCCAACTGAAGCATTGAAGCCTTCATCTCGTTATAGCTTCCTGTAGTGGCAATCGCTACCTGTGTATGATTTCTCAATATCGCCAAATATTGTTTATTCTGCTCTGTCAGCGTGCGTAACTGGGATACCGTAGCATCTCTTTTGGACTTGTATTCCTCTTCGCTGATAGCACCTTTCTTATACTCCTTCGATAATTCCCTCAGAGATGTTCTTAAGGCTGAAATTGTTTCTTTGTTATCACTTAACCTACTGTTCAATTCGGAGGCTTGCGCATCAAAAGCCTTTACCGTCTGACGGATTGAATCAAAATCAGCAGCAGTCATGGATATTTTCTTAGATGCTTCTTGAAATGAAACAGAAGCATTTTCCGCATCTTGTGACACGTTTTTCAGATCTTCGGAAGCACCTCTCAAATTTACTTTTACTTCCGTTATCTTGTCTGCCAATGTATTCAATGGTTTGGTAAGAAGCTCTATCTTACGGGAAATATCGGTCAATAACTTTAATTGACTAGCCTGTAATTCAGACAACCTATTTTGAGAAGCATATAATTTGGTAATTGTAGTATTATAACTGTCAACTTTAGACTGGTATTCTCTTAGATTACCCGGCTTAAAATTTATGCCATCACTTAATTGTTTTGTAAAATTCGCATATTCGGAAGATGTGGTTTGAATATTAATCCTTATCTCATTCAACTTCTTAACGATGTTAGGATCAATCGCATCAGTAATTTTAAATTCTGCTCCTGCCATGGTCTTTTCGTAAGTTTTGGGTAGTGCATGACTTCATGCACCTTCTAAGAGCAAAGATAGTGATTTTATTGATATTATGAAGGTGAGGAAATAAAAAAGGGAGAAGCAAAAACTTCTCCCCGTGAAAAATAATTTATTTAAATTACCAATCATCATTTTCATTGCCCACAAGACCATTCTTCACAGCTTCTTCTATTTTATCCATAATAACATTGGAATATGCATGAGCCATAATCAATGCTTTAGACGATGTTTTCTTTGCCTTATGCTGATCTTTGGGGCTGAAAGGATAACATGTTTCTATACCCCATTTTTCTGTTTTCTTTGTCGTGTCCGCAGGCTGTCCTGTTGTACCAGCAGAAAAAGCCCCCATCCATCCGCCTCCGATGTTCTGCTCAACCTCATAATATTGAAGCGTATATGTAACACGAATTTTTTTATCTTTAATATCAACTTTTATAACAGGGTGGATGTTAACATTATAAGCTGTCATTCCTCCAATATGTTGAGCGATTCCTCCCACAAATCCTTTAGCAATAATTACTCCCGCATCCTTATCATTCAATTTAATTACTGAGTTCGCATCGTTAAAAGATTCCGCAAACCAATGGTTTAAAGTAATATATAACTGCTCTTTAGTCTGTTCCCCACAATTAATTATCTGCTCATAGGTCAAACTCTGATTCTTATCCAATACCAATGAAGAACCTAAATTTTCAGCCGCATCCACCCACTTATCACCATAATTTTCCTTTGCATATTTTTCTAATTCTTCCGCTCTCATTACTTGAGCACTCAGATTCATACTGAATAATGAAACAATCATTAAAAATAATACTTTTTTCATATAGTTATAATAATTTGGTTATTTTCAGCAAAGTAATATACTTTTAAAATCAAATCAAAACATTACGACACATTTGTTTACAATTTAGAATACTGTCTAAATAAATTATAAACATAGCATTTCAATCTTCATGTTTAAATTTCACCTTCTCACTTCTTTTCCCAGTGCATACAATCAGTTTGAGATGCTTGCCGTATATCCGTTCAAGTCTATTATTTTGTTCTTCCATTTTTTGAAGTATAATTTCAAGTTTATCTATTGTTTTCATAGTCTTTTTATTTGTGTTGCGAATCGTAACGTTAACGGATGTAAAGAGTCTGCCCACCTCGTAAAATAAGGTGGGAAAGACTTGATTAATAAATAATATTGTTATTACATATTAAGAAGATATTCTCCTAATGCATGAGCTTTTTCTCTTGAAATAAAAGCCACACTGTCACGCTCATGGTCTTCAGGATCTGATATACACACTGCTATCATATCGTATTCGGAATGTGATACTGTTATATTTACTGTACCATATTCATCTTCCATTGTCGCATATTGAGAAAAAAGGCCCTCTCTTATTGCCATTTCGGTAGGATTCCCATTCTCGTCAATCAATCCATTTTCTAAAGCTATTTTTTGAAGATCCTCCACTGAACATCCCAACTTATCTGCTACTTCATCAAATGTTAAGCTATTATTCATTTTTATTTCCATGATCATGCAGCCATTAAAGATTTAAACTTATTCAGAAAATACACCTGACCTTTACCTGTAACGTAACAGGTATGTTTTATAAAAATGGGATTTTCACCCGATACTATCGGTCTTTCTTTAACGAAGAACAATCCCATTTCTGCCGCCCTCTGTGTAGGCATATAGTCATTTATATATTTATTCTTCGATCTGCTGTATCGCTGCCTTCTGATAAGGAACTTGTTCTCTACCATCCATTCATAAAGCCTTATTTCTCCAATCTTATATCCGTTTTGGGTGATAAGTTTCGCAAGATCTCCTATGAGAATATTGGTAGACGAGCTTGTTACACATTCCGTGAATACTACGGCTGGCTTTGTTTCCTCTATGATAGACTGCTTCTCCTGTTCCTTTTTCTCCACTCCCAATGCAAGAGTTTGATTTTTCTCGTATTGGTCCGCCCATGCACGGGCGGCTTCGGCAGGATTATTAAAATTTGGGAGTTTGGGTTGAAGTGATGCACTTCCAGTAATTAATAACTCCTCTATCTTATTATCAACCCAAATAGCAAAGTCAGTGGATAACTTTTGAGCGACACGGATTGCAACACGGTGATGCGCCCATGTGCCTTGTTGTGACACATCTCCTCCCTTTGTAACTTGCAGTAAATCAGCCGAACTACAATTTTGTATTTCGCTCATTCGGGCTACATAATCGGTTAACTCCTTTGAGTTTACAATGTGAGAAAGGTTCTTGTCGGGGAATGGTTTTGCAAAGTCGGTAAGGCATACAAAAATATACCCATTCATTTTGCGCATTCTTACACTATTCCCATTATAAGAGAATATTTGCCCCATGTCGGAAGGGCTTGCCGTACCTAACACAGCAACGCTATTGCTGTTTGAGTAATTTTCATTCAACTGTAGCATAAACAATGAAAATTAAAAGTTAATAAATAAAGAAAGCAGAGAATTTCTCCAACTTGCTACAGTTCCATATCGGCTTTGGGGCGAATATGTACGGAGAAACCTCTGCTTATATTTTAAGCAATACTTTAATATCGGGCATAAAAAATCCCCAATCCGAATATGATAATAAAACTGTAGCACTGCAAAGGTACAACATTTTTTCAAACAAACAAATAATGAAAATATATTTTTCATTGTTATTTTCACACACATAATATCCATCTTTCTAATGACTTTCAACACGCCACAATATGCCTTACCTGTAATTTCTGCAATTTGCAGTGAACTTATTGTTCTTTTTTCGCCATTTTCCCCATCAATAGGTACTAACTTATTAAAATTTTCCATATCTTTGCGATATAAGATTAATATTGTTCCCCGTTGGCGGCTCAGTCACTTCCGCCTTCGGGGATTTATTTTGACTGATTGTAGCAGGTGGGGAATCGAACCTCATTGTGCCATTATTCACTCCTGCTTTCCTCCCTTATACTATCCACGCTTGGAATCGTATAAAAAGAAAGTCCCGTAATAGGTGCAAGCTACTACGGAACAGTCATATATAAACTCCAATAGGAGAATATTTAATCAACATCAAGTAACGCTTTGCACTTGTTACAGATACAAAGGTAAATGATGTTTTTATCTTATACAATGGTATGAATATTAAACAAAAGACAATATCAATTAATAGTAATACTAAGTAACGCATAGTAATATATAGTAACGCAATTATTAAATATCACATTCGCAATTTAGACAGAGTCTAAATTATAACATAATTGATAGTTTTGTTTTTCAATTAAAAAATAAATGTCTTTTCGCACAAGACATTTGAGGAAAAATCAATATTTACATTGGGAGAACATTGGGATATTTCCGGTAATACAATTTAGTCAATGTAGATTTAAGGCTGTTATAGTCTTTAATGAAGCCTAGATCTATCCACTGAGCTATCTGTAATTCTAACTCATATAATTCGCGGATTTTAGCTTCATCACCAATTTTATTACGCATTTCTGATTCATGTTTACCATAGACTATGATGTTTAGAGACTTGGCCAAGTCCTTAATCTTTTTCTGGAATATATCCCCAGGGAGTATTGAACAAACGGCACGACACATAGCAGGATAAGCATCTCCAGCTAAATTACGGTACTGAATCATCTCATCATATACGAAGCGTATTACCTTTACTTCAAAGCGAGGATTAATCCACATGGCAAATTTTGTAAATAAGAAAGGATGCATCCATACTTCTTCTTTAGGTCTGCCAGCTTTACCCTTTTCTTTAACCTTAGTCTTCTTAACTACCTGATTATCAATTTTAGGGGAATTTTCCCCTAAACCATTTTCACGTTCTTCAGCTATGAGCGCTTCTATAAAATCTCCAGTTCTTTTAGCCAAAAGAAACTCATCCATTTTTCTTTGTTCATTTCCTTTTACTGAATTCCATTGACGTAACAAGTCCCCACCGTCAAAATAGCCATCTTTTGTTCTCTGACTAACTGTAAAATCACCCATTGGGCGAATCATGATTTGGTTCGTTTTCATGTCTTTTCGTTCACAAGATGTTCCGTACATCTTAATACGGGATATAAAAAATGCGGCAACCGATATAGAGGAGTCGGCCACCGCATCATATCCATTACTCTTAATGAATATATAATATCTTTCTATGCGAAACCTCTATCTATCGCTGTTGCTAAATTAATAAATAATACGGGAAACGCCAAAATAATAGAATGATAAAAATCACCATTTTACGGAAATATGAATTCAACAAACTCACCCGACCAGTTTTCACCTTCACGACAGAACTTATACACATCTCCAACCTTATATAATATATAAACACATTCATCCATAACAGCAGCCTTCTCTGCAATTGAACGCATATGCTCCATCTCCCTCATTGACTTATTCCCTTGGCACAAGCAGTTTTTCATAATTCGCACCTCCTTATAAATTTATCAATAGAGGGCATAAGCCTATACGTAACATAATGCCTCCTTGCTTTGGAGCTTACCTTGAAAATTTTATAACCATATTTCTTCTCAATATCAGAACCAAAAGAAACGCCATAGCTGGCAATCCTTATACCATTTGATATTGGTATTGCCGTGATGGAACTATAAAAATCTCCACGTATGATAAGGTTTGGAGTATTATTTCCTCTTGCAGAAAAACCCAAATATGAAGGCTTTGGTTTCTGTATCTTTGTCTTCCAATTCTTATAGCGTTCGGCATTTTTCCTCCAATGCTCTCCATAAGCTTTTTTAAAGTACGGGTCCTCTGTATATCCGGGAATTAAAGGACTTTCATCGCCATCAACACCACTATATAGCTGTTCTCGTATATATTCCTCAAACTGAGGAACATCCCTTTCCATCTTATCCCTTATCATTGGCTGAATGCCATCAGCCAATTTCTTCCAACATCTCGCGTATTCCTCCAATGTCATAGCAAAAACGGGGGATCAATCTCCCCCGCCTCCTAAATTACTGTTATTGATAATCCTATTATATACGGAAACCAGCCTTGATTTCCGCCTTTCTCTAGAAATGTCCTTCCAAAATACATCTATATTCTGAGCGACAAACTCATCCAATGAAAGTTTGACCACCTCGGACTCTATAAATGTGACTCCATTAATTCTCATTGTACCCATTGTTCAATTCCAATGACCCCATTAGCCTGTAAAATAGAAGGAGATTTAAGCACCGGTACACCTCCTGTCGCTGTAAGCACACCGTTACTGTATTCCAGTGCTGACGCACCAGAAACGACTGTTGAAGCCTTATTAGACAATACAGTGCCATAATATGCAGTAAGGTCTGTGCGGTCATAGTGATCCACGAGTTTATATGTATTCTCAGGAGATGCCATTTTGACAAATTCAACGTAATTCAATCCCTTGAGAACATTTTCCAAATTGACACCCGCTTGCTTTACAGACATGTTTTTCATCATCTTCTCGGTATCGGAATACATCGCATTAAACGCAAGATAAGCCTTCTGACCGCTTGAATCATAAGCCTGTCCTGTAGGGTAAACCCCTGACAAATCGAATCCTGCAAGTTCATCTGTTCCGTCATCTTCTCCGTAGATTACATTATTCTTGTCAAAAACATACATATCAAACAATGTATCCTTGTTGGATACAAGATTAGCTTGTAAAGCTAGATTAAACTTACGCAACGTGAATGTATCCGTCCTTGCCGAATAGCCCGTTATTTCCGACCCGGCATAACCATTTTCTGTTGTATTGGGTTCACCTCCGCTTACCGCGTATTCCGAAAATCCTGTAATAGGATAAATTCTGTCCGGATAATCAGCATGACAGGCTTCCTCCAAAGCATCAGCAGTCAATTCCTTGGGCAGTTTTTTGCCATGAATGACCAATATAACACCTGCGACCTTGTCCGGTTGCAGGGGGCAGTAACTCATTCCAGTATTAAATCCGGACGTGCTGCCGCACTCTCTAATATCTGTTCGCATAACAATTCTGATTTTTAACTGTTAAATCCAAATTCTTTATTTCAATAGCATCTATCTTTTCGCCAACTTCCTTACCGTCAACATCAACAGCACCACGTCTTCCAAAACTATAATTTTCTGAATATGTATGGCTTACAATACCGGAGTAACCGAAATCAAATTTATCACTTTTTTTTAACTCTTCTATGAATCCGTAATACAAAGGTCGAAGAATACCTTCAAAAGATATCTCACGACGTTGTTCATTTGTATACTTTTCCAGTGTATTGGTAGCGATTATTATGTTTACAGATGCCTTACAAAAATAATTCTCACTATCCCTTTCCTCGTCTAAGGGAACATACAGCCCTATCATTGGGAATTTTCCCGATGCTGTCACCCTGCTTTTCCCAAGAAGAAGAAGTGTTTCCCTTATATAAGAACTGTCACCATATATGTAATTTATCTGTTGATCCATTCTTTTTGACAAGGAAGCACATACATCTGATATTATATCAATTATCATAACCCAAAGGAATTAATTGTTTCCATCAATTCGAAATCGGTGGCGATATCCGGATAGTCCGCATTATTGGCTTGAAGCCATCTCACAAGTCTGATATTCATTCTTACCATGTCGTTCCATGCAAACATCATTTTCCTTTCGGGACTTACAAGACGACCATCATCTCCATCAGCCTTCACTCCTGTAATAGTCGCCTGAGTGTGATTATGTCTCAAGTAATGGAAGTATATATAGTTGGCGATGGGGGATTTGGAAATCTCCCTATCGCCATCACTATATTTCATGACAAGATGCGCTATAAGATCATCCCATCTTTTTTCCTTCGTTTCTCCATCGTTGGAAATATAGGATGAGAATTCCTTATACAACTTTTCCCCTAGGAGCTTCTCTAAATATTCCGGCTCATATTGCATTACAAAGCCTTGAAGGCTGTCAACAATTGCCTTATTAGTCTCAGAAGGAGTATGTATATTCAATACTGCACCTTCGATATCAAGAATACCACCTTGGAAAAAAGTATAATCCACCAACATTACACAATATCTTTGAGGTCCTTCTTTTTATTGAACAAATCTTCAGCACCGATTTTCTTAGCGTCCTCCATCAATTCCGAAGGAACAGTGGCAACACGTCCATCTTGGAAGAACTTACCTGCAAGTAACATATTAACACTTACTTTATCACCTTTTTTATAAACGGCCCCGTCCTTTGCGAACTCAACCTCATAAGTTTTAGTCAAATTTACTTTCATAATGTTTAATAAATTTATCCGCCAATACCGGCAGGGGTTATAGCTTCAATAACGGTCGCAATCTTATCCTTGACAAATGCAGTTTTATATTGCTTTTTAATATACGCCATAAGACGTTTTTCACCAAGGATAGTCACCATATTTTTAGTGAAATCATCATTTTCCCATCCAAGTGTAATGGTAAGAACCCATACATCACGGATGTTAAGATAGTTAAAATCGCCAACCCAAATATCACCTTGCTTGATTGCTGTGCTGGTTTCCACTCTCAGACCTTGAATCAGTTCATCGCCAATACGGAAAGGACGAAGATATTGCCCATTAACATCCTTAGTCAACTGCATCTGCGCATAGTCAAGAGGATGCATAAGCACAAGATTTGGACGATAAGCCATATTGGACATTGACACAATCTGTGTATACATACCAACAATAACATCATAAGTGTTGGGCTTATCTACTTTCAGAGCTGTCAAAGAGAATGTAGGTATATCACTCCCAATCCCTTTAATCTGACCGCCGGAACCAGTACCAGACAGAATACCTTCTTCTTCTTTCAAACCAATACGATTGATAATCTCAGCCCTAACCTCCGCAACCAACTGAGGCAAATCAGATAATGTTTCTTCAGTTACTTTTGTGCCAAGAGCCACTTTGCCAGCATTGATAGTAACTTCTGCCAATGTACCGCTCATCATAGGCTTAAGACCGCCTTCTGGAACCCATTCAGCTTCTTCTTCACCTGGATTGAACTCCGCATAAGTCAATGATCGTGTAGATATTGCTGCCACATTGGCAAATTTACGGATTACAGTCTGGGAACGTGGATCAACAGATAACTGACTATCAATTGTCATGTTATAATGTGGTGCCACACCCGTACTCTTCAAGGGCTCAACCTCCTTCTTGTTTATAACAAGCGTAAGGCTTTTCTTAAAACCGGGGGACTGCTTACAAGCCGTTTTCAAGTCCACAGTTTTCTCTCCATGCTTGCCTACTGTGATGAAATCCTTCAGTTGCTCTTCAATCTGCTGGTCTACAGACTTGAACACCATTTGCCCGTCTTCATTCTTATGCATTGCACCTTTCATGCGAACGATTATCTCTTTCATCTCACCAAGTTCCTTACGCACTGTTTCCAATTCCTTTTCGGAATCTATCTTTTGAGAAACCTCATTTAATTTATCCTCAAAAGTTTTTTTGTCGATAGTATCGTCCATGAAATCGCCTACAGTAGCGTTTATTGCGTCCTGCAACGCCTGTAATGACTTCACGGAAACCTCATCCATTACCGACAAATCAATTTTGCTTAAAAAGTCAAATTTCATGCTTCTTTAAGTTTTAAAGGTTTTGTAAATAGTTTTATTTTTTCATCGGCTCCCTCTTCATCAAGTGGCTTGTCTGCCGGCTTGTATCGAGCGAGTGACATCGCTTTTCTTACTAACATTTGGATTTCCTCCCTCTTTCTTATCGGAAGTCCTTTACATACATCACTTATTTCAACCGGAAGTGACTCCAACGCACTTTCATATTCTTCTGCCGATTTCAGACCAAGATATTCAGTTTCTCCGTTACATCCTATGGACACTACGGATATCTCATACAGAATGACTTCCTTTACAACCAAGCAATCACGTTCCCTGTCATATTCACATTTTTCCCATACATAACTATAACCTATAGAGAACTGGTTCAAAGTGCCACTTTCAAGCTGCTTCAACGCTTGATTTCCTCTTTCCACATCATCAATAGACGCTTCAAAGTAAAGCCCTTTCTCATCTTCTTGCAGAAGCGTAATGCGTCCTATAGGCTCATGCATGTCATGCATCCACAACATGATAATCTTATCATTAGCAGAACTTTCCGGGCCTCTCTCCTGTATGCTTTTTGAAAAACAACCTTTCAGGAGCATGTCACCGGACTTATCAATGTTATTGAAAACCGCAGCATAGCCACTGATAGTTCTGCTGCCAGAATCATATTGTATCTCCTTTGCATAAAAAGCTAAGGATTTATACTGCTTCCCCAGCCTGTTTTTGTATTTGCTTGTCTCCATCATTATTTATTTCACTTTTAAATTCTCCCTTAGGATTATCAGGATCAATATCTGTAAAATTGGACATTTCGGTTCTTGCCTCTTCAAAAGTAATCAGCCGATTGTTATACAATGAAGCTACAGCATTAGAGGCTGTAGACAAGGCATCCGCCAATTCTTTCATATCCTTTTGAAGGCAAGGGACATGAGTGAAGTCCATTTTGATTATTGCCCTGTCCTTACATATAGCATTAGTCAGAGCCTCTGTTATAGATTCACTGTCAGGTATAATAAGGTCCTGATATGCCGCTTTCTTTGCTTGAGAAGAGTTATCATAAGTACTTCCTTGTATAATCAGATTGGGGTCAAAGCCTATCGTCTGAGCTATCGCTTCCAAACACGCCTTATCCTCCTCATGAAGCTTCAATTGGTCTGTATTTGACCCCAATGTAATCCACCCTAGTTTCTTAGGAGTCACCATGATTTCATACAACTTATGCACTATACCATATTTCATTTTGAAATCATCCTGCAATTTCTTGGATTCAGACGGAGTAATAGCTGCATTCCCTACGTCAGTCGTATCATTTCCGTATAGTATCCCTTTCGGGCCTCCATTAACAATAAGGTTTCCTCTCCCTATCAGTTGAGCCATATAGTTTCGAGCATGAGTAGATAATACGTCCACAGGGGAGTGGAAGGTAATTATCCCTCCATTATTACTTGGAATATCCATTATCGAATCGTATATGACAAAATACTCCTCATCACCAAGTTCTATATTCTCATTTCCCCAACGTATATATACCCTTTTAGAAATTGAAGAAAGTTCTGTTTGAGTAAATGGGCTCTTACCAAGAGACTCCATGTAGAATAATTCGGGAGGTATTACCATCATGGATTTAGGAAGGTCGGATTTTAAAGCTCTTAATGTATAAATAGGGCAAAAACCGAAACACTTCAAAGATATCTCAACCTGCTTTATGAAAGAACGCCCACTCTGTATCACATTCGGACGATTCAGAAGAGTCACAATGTCTTTGAAACTCCTCTTCTCGTTTCCGTTAATATCCGTCACATAATACCGCCCATTCTGCATCATTCTTCCGCAATGATCTAGAACCATTGCAAACGGCCAACATTCATGTAAGGCTCTTGATTTCCCTTTAACGGTCGACATGTCAAAATCTATATTTCCTCTATTACCAGAAAACAGATTTTCCACCCATTTAGGAACATAAATAAAATTACCACCATCATCTTTACCATGATAAGTAGCATCACTATACATATCCTTATTCGACTTCTTTAAAGAAGGTATCTTAAACCATTGTTTCATTGTTCAACAATAAAGGCAACCGCCGTTATAATACAGCAATTGCCTCCACAGTGATCACGTTCTAAAAGTGGGTATGGTGTAACTTCACACCATGAAGGCTATTGCCTGCTACAAAGGAACAAATTAATTTATTCATTAACAAACAATTTAAATATTATTTTTGTTTAATCTAAATTAAAATAACAGATTATACAACATATATTTTATTAACCTTTTTCCCATGTGGATACAACCTGTTTGATATCTTCGCTATTGTCTTCTTGGGAAAATGGGATAGAGAGTAGGGCGTGGATTGAACGGCTGCTGTGCTTTTTGCTGGCGGTCGTTCTTTTTTTTGTATTCTTATTTGCGAAAGAGAGAAGCAATATTTATCTTTGTGGAAGCGTGTGAAGATGCACGCCACATTGATTATGACGAAAGGACATATCATATACAGTATAAAGCCAAGAGCTTGTTGCGGATTAATTTCCGTAGCAGGCTCTTTTTTGTTTTGTATAACAAAATAAAGGTTAGCTTGAAAATCGGGTAATCCAAAACGTGTAATTAAAGGATTAAAAAAGGATTGAACTATAATTTTTGTATAATGAGAAAGGAGACAAAAGAAAACATTCAGTATTCAACCGCTGTGGGGATGCTTGTACTGGGAGCGTCCTTGGCTGTGGCTGGCTTTGTGTGCTCGGAACCTATGGGCCAGATACACGACAGTGTATTGTGGTTGTTTGCTCAATGTCTGTTGTATGCCGGTAGTGTTTTTGGCATCAGCATCTATATTAACAGCCGGTTTAATAATTTAATAGAGCAATTAAAAGAAAAGGAGGGAAAGAGAAATGGCTGACGTAAGAAAACTTGCACCGTTTATCCTGAAGTGGGAAGGCGGTTTTATAAATGACCCTGACGATTTGGGAGGGGCTACCAATATGGGCGTAACCATCGGAACTTATGAAACGTATTGCCGGAAGAAAGGCTATCCCAAGCCTACGGTTGAAAGATTGAAAAACATCGCGAAAGAGGAATGGACGGAAATCTTGAAAACCATGTACTGGGACAGATGGAAGGCTGATGAGATAAAATCGCAATCAGTTGCTGACATATTGGTTGATTGGGTCTGGGCATCCGGTGCGCACGGAATTAAGATTCCTCAACGCTTGCTTGGTGTTACAGTGGATGGCATTGTAGGTCCCAAGACCATTGCCGCAGTTAATTCCCCTAATCCCCGTGAATTGTTTGACCAGATCAAGATTGCACGGTTTGATTTTATTGAGGATATATGCCGGAAACGCCCAGCAAACAACAAGTTCAAACGTGGTTGGATGAACCGTATCAACGATATAAAATTTGAGGGATGAAACAAAGGATCTATATATGGATTGCGGTAGCGATAGCATTGCTATTGGTACTTATTTAAATACAATAATATGAAATGGCTTCCTTATATATTAATAATTGTACTCGCTTTCGGTTTAGGATGGTTTGTAAAGCCATCCCCCGAAGCAGTTATAGAGGCAAGAACGGATACGGTGTTCAGTACAAGTATCATTGTAAAGAGAGATACTGTAAAGTATTATCTTCCTTCTCCAATACTATGTTGGCATGATGGTGATACAATCCATGTAGGAGACACTATTCTTCCTGTTGAGCAGAAGATATACAGAGATAGTGATTACATCGCTTATGTGAGTGGTTACAGACCTAACCTAGATAGTATCTATGTTTGCTCTAAAACACAGACAGTAACAAACGATATCCATCACACGGTGAAGATAAAACCCAGAAGATGGGGACTGGGAATAACAGCCGGTTATGGATTTGGTAAGGATGGCTTTTCTCCTGCGGTTATCGCAGGAATAAGTTATAGAATATGGTAATCAACAGAAAGGAGGTAAAAAGATGAGATAGCAACATCAAGTATTATTCGCCACAGGTAGAAGTGTGGCATATAATAGAAAAACTCATTTAATAAAAGTAATTCTTTCAGGGGGCAGAATTAAAATAACCCCCGACACTTGAAGTTTAACGCCAATCAAACTTTAAAGCATACAAAAGCATACATAGGTAAGTGTCAGGGGTAGTAATATCCTTACTTATTTCCTACGTATGCTTTTGTCATGATTGTATTTGATTGGCAAGGCAAAAATACAACAAAAATTTAAACCACAATGTGTAAGTCTGAAATTTTTGCCAAAATAATAGCTCTTGTTTCTAAAGGAACAGAAATACCTACCGAATTAATAGTAAGTGACAACCGTGTCACAGAGATTGTTAACGCTAGATATATCCTTGTATATATTCTATACGAAAAAGGATTTTATCCATCTCAGATTTCTTCTCTCATTCATAAAACTAAGCGTTCAGTGAACTATATGATATCAAATTTTCATATACGTCTAAAAAGTGAAAAAATGATGAGAATATATTGGGATAATATAAAGAATTTGTTGGGAAACAACTGATTCCTCATGAGATATGATATATATACTTTTGTGAACGGTCGATTTTGACCGGGATACAAAATACAAATACTTATGGAACGAACTTATGTTTTTAACCAAGACGGTGGAACCGGTGCAAACAATGGTCTGCTTGCGTCCATTCTTCCGTCCTTGCAGAGCCGTGGAATTGACACAGGCTATCTGATGGGGCTGATGGGAGGAAATGGAAACGGCGGCTTTTTCGGAAACAATGGAGGTTTTCAGGACATCATTGCATTGATTGTGATTGCAGCCATCTTCGGTAACGGAAACTTTGGATTCGGTGGCAACAACAATAAGGGTGCCGATGAAGGAAGAGAAATGATCATGCAGACACTTAACCGGAACGGTGTGGACATTGCATCATTAGCCCAAGCTGTTAACACCTCTTCAGACCAAATCCTTGCCGGTATTAACTCTGTATCACAGGCAATCTGCGGTCTCGGTAACCAAATGGGTCAGAACACCAACAGTATCCTGACTGCGATTATGCAAGGTAACAACGCTCTGACATCTCAGATCTGTAGCTGTTGCTGCGATATGAAACAGCTTGTAACCACACAAGGATACGAGAGTCAGCTTGCAATGTGCAACCAAACTAACGCATTAATCAACACTGCTAACCAAAACACATTGTCATTGCGTGACGGTGCTACTGCCAACACGAATGCTATCCTTGCTAAACTTGATGCAATTCAAAATCAGGCATTGCAGGACAAAATCGCATCTCTTACTGCGGAAAAGGCTACTTTAACAGCCGAAATATCCCAGCGTAATCAGAACGCCACTATCCTGAGTGCAGTAGGACAACAGATTGCTCCTTTGGCAGCCGGATTGCAGGCATTACAAAGCGATGTTGATGGAATCAAATGCAAGCTCCCCAATACTGTGAGTGTTCAATACCCCAATTTAACCGCTATTAATACAGATTGTTTCCGTGCAGCCGCCTACGGTGCATATATGGGTGACGCTGTATACGGACGTAGTGGATGTGGTTGCAACAACTACTGGGGTTAATCCGGTAAGAAAGGAGGTAGATATGTGGCCTAACTTTTTTACAGGATTCCCATTCCCATCAATCGGAAGAGCAAACTTCAATACTCTTCCTACGGTGGCTGTGACAGTCGGTACGGAGAATGTTACTCTTGAACTCCCTAACCATGCGTTCCGTAACAGGGATTATGTTGGGGGATTCTATATCAGTCTCCGACAAGCTATACCTGCCGGTACGACTGCTACACTTCCGATATTGATAGGAACTAATGGGGACACAAGACCGTTGATGGCTTATAACAATGAGCCTGTGACTGTTGCAAACTTGGCTGGAACCGGCATCTATGAGATTCATTATAACAAGTACACCAACGAATTGTATCTTGTTAATGGAGGGTACAGACCGACAACGGCTCCGGCTCCTACAGTAGAAACCGCTTCTTTACGGAGCAAGTAATAATTAACATGGAGTTTTGTGGTGGTTCCCAAAATGGGAATAACCACACTCCTTAAAATTAAACAATCATGTTTCAATCACTTCGTACCAATAACCAATTGTATATACTTCATAAGGATGCTAACCCGTTTATCGAATACGGCCCGGTGGTCAGCGTTTCCGCTCCCAAGCCGAAATATCCTATGGCATCCCCTATGGGACAGTTGCCCCAAATGGAAATGGTTGTGGATGTTGTTGTCTGCATCAACGGGCAGAACACGACATTCCAAAATCTTCCTGCCGGCATGGATATAGCCGACTTCGGACAGAACGGGAATATCGTAGTGTCATGCTCGCGTGATGCTATGAATAACGAGGTCGCTTCTATGAAACAGAAAAGCATAGACATCATCAACAGCATGGACTTCCACAATTCCGTCATTGCAGGGTGTGACAAGATGCTTACGCTCTTGAACCCTGAATTTGCCGAGAAACAACGTCAGGAGCAGGAAATATCCTCTCTGAAAGGGCAAATGGCGGAAATGAGCAAGAATATGTCTGATCTTATGGATTTGAACAAACGGCTCATGGAACAGCTCGGAGTGGTTGAAACATCCAAAACAAAGAAATGATTATGGGAATGTGGGAAATATTAGAAGAAGGGCGTGACGATTACGGACGCGGCTTCGGTATGAGAGGTGACGAGGTGGAGGAAGCCTATAAGGAAGGCTGCCGCAAAGGTTACGAAAAAGCCATGAGAGAAATGCGCGGAGAAATGGGTTTCCGTGATGGCGGAAGAAGTTATTCAGGTGGTGGAAGCTCATCCGGCATGGATGAACGCAGATACCCCGGATACTTTCCTGAATATCCGCGTATGGATGACATGGGCGAACGCAGACGCAGACGCGCCAACGGTGAGTTTTATTAATGGTGGAGGGGTGGAATGCCCCTCTTTTTAAATAAAGGTTATGGAACAAAGATTGGATACATACAGCAGATTTCCATCGGGCATGAGGGAATATCTGGAAGCATACGGCTTTCATTTCAGCAAGAAACTTTATGAATGGGCCGTTTCAAAAATGAAGGTGAAAGACGAAGCCACGGGCAAAGAGAAAAAGCTGGAGCCGTGGAACAAAGATGAAGTGGACGATATGCTGAAAGCGAACGGAATTACCATTGAGCACGACAAGGGTTATGACGTTGCTTATGTCGCAAACATGCTGAAAGCGGATTTCTATAAAAAATCATTGGTTGACGAGGCTCACTTATGCAAGCATATAAAATGCTACCTTGATGATATTGATGGCGATCCTTGCAGGGCGTTTGACGAGTTCTTTGCCACCTGTATAGGTAAAGGGATTCCTGTAATCTGGTCGGATGTGATATGATTATTCAGGAGTTCTACATACCGAAATATGGGGACTGGCACGTCAAAGTGTATTATGCGGTACACACCTATTGGGCGGATCGGATCATTATGGACCTATACCGTATAGGATGTAGGGGGGATTCCCTCAAGCGTGCGTATCGCAATCTGACCGAAGGCAGAATGAATACCGGTCTAACCTATTCGGACTACAGGAGAAGAGAGACAGTAATGGTTATCTCACTAACCTCTACCCCCGAAGAGTTTCAAAATTCGTGGGACCACGAAAAAGGTCATTTGTGCCGGCATATCTCCAAGGCTTTCGGGATTGATCCTTATGGAGAGGAAGCGCAATATCTCAGTGGATATGTCGGTCAAAAGATGTTCCCTGTAGCCAAAAAGTTCTTATGTGAACATTGCAGAAAGGGAATGGAAAAATAATAATCGAACAGAAGCGTTCTTTGACTTGTTGGAATTACCGTTTTTACAAAATAGTCGTGAAATTATATACATAAATCCAATAAAATTATATATCTTAATTATATGATATTATTGGAATAACAAATACTTTATTCTATCTTTGAGCCGAATTTTAAATTATAGATGGAAATGGAACAAGAAAACAACAATGCGATTCTTTCTTTTGAAGACTTTAAAAACCAAAACGGCATCGTTTATTGGTGGGCCTCAGAAGTAATGGTTATGCTTGGATATAATGATATGAAAGCATTTTGTAAAGTTCTTGACCGCGCGACAAAGGCTTTTGTTTCGCTCAACATTCCTCATTATGAAAATATAATAGCTGTGAAACGCAATAATAATGGTGTTGAGTTCCAAGACTTCAAACTTACACGTTTTGCGTGTTATCTTGCTGCTATGAATGGCGATCCAAAGAAGCCAGAAGTAGCATTGGCGCAAGCTTATTTCGCACAGCAAACACGAAAATTTGAATTATACATTGAAAACAATCAGGAAATAGACCGCGTGCTAATACGTGAAGAACTTGCAGATGGAAACAAATCTCTCGCTTCAACAGCAAAAGCCGCAAATGTTACTGATTATGCAAAGTTTCAAAATGCAGGTTATCTGGGTATGTATAATATGGAATCGTGGAAGCTTGAAAAGAAACGTGGCGTTAAAAAAGGAAAGCTATTTGACAGAATGAGCCGTACCGAACTTGCTGCCAATCTATTCCGTGTTACCCAAACCGAAGAGCTTATAAAGAGTAAACAAATATCTGGACAAGCTAATTTAGAACAAACACACTATACTGTTGGAAGACAAGTCCGAAATATAGTAGAACAAAATACTGGGCGCAAACCTGAACAGTTGCCACAAGAAAAAGAATTGCCTATAATTAAAAAAGCTCTTAAAATGACAGCAAAGGAAATGAAAAAGATTGATAAATAATTTTTTCGAATTGTAGTTTTGTTCTGCAATCTAAAGGTGCAAAAAAAGATACCCCCCATACATCTACACTAGTGAGCTACGGTCAACGTAGCCTTTCAATGTATCAAGGGCTATCTTCATGGCGCAAAGATAAAATTAAATATTCAAAAACGCAAAATAAAGTAACTATTTAGCATTAAGCGGTAATCCCCAACGGGTTTTACCGCTTTTTTTATGTTAACAGAATATGGAAGAAGATAAGTTGAACATATTGCTTGAACATGCTGATGATGTGCCTCACTGGTATTTCTGTCGTTTACTTGCTGTGATGCGATGGAACGTATAGAGAGGTTCATTTATAGGCTGATACCTCTTGCCGTGTTGGCAAGGGTGATATCGTTGTGCCTATGAACTAAAAGCGATAACTCATAAGCACAACGGATGGATTTATATAATACTGTTTAATTTTTCCGCATGTTTTTCTACTGAACTATTTAGAATTTTTGCATAAACTTGTGTGACTGAAACCTTTGTGTGCCCTAGCATTTTAGACAACGTTTCGATAGGTACGTCATTTGCTAAAACAACAGTGGTAGCGAATGTATGCCGGGCTATGTGGCTGGTTAATGGCTTTTTTAAGCCGATAAGTTCAGCTATGATTTTAAGGCTTCTGTTAAATGACTGTACAGTAGGGACTGTAAATTTATAATCGTATTTTTTTAGTATTTCCATTGCTGGAGTAAGTATAGGCGTGTAAAATTTGGTTCCGGTCTTGATACGTTCTCCGTCTATATATGCAACTCCGTTATGTTCTACAGTACATCTGTCATAATCAAACATGTATAAGTCAACCCATGATAAGCCGGTATAGCATTGAAATATAAACTGGTCACGTACTTTTTGTAATTGTCGATCATTCAACTCTATATTGCGGATAGATTGCAGTTCGTCCATTGTGAGAGGCTGTCTTGTTTTATATCTACCATGTTTATCTTTGAATACCCTGTAAGGTGTGTCCTCGATAAGTCCAAGCCGAAGCGCTTCATTAATATAAGGTTTTATTCTCTTATGGTATCCATGTATTGTTGTCTGTCCTCTTGTTGGATCTTCTCTTCTTATAAACCTGTCAAATAAAGCTATATTTTCAGGAGTGATATCGTCAAATGTTTTAATTACTCCGGAGCGTTTTAGAGCTTCCAGTGCTATAAGGTGCGCTCGTTTGGTTGACCATTTAAGATCCCTTCTTTGTAACTCGTCATAAGCGAAATCTAAAAATGACGATTTAGACTTTACGTGTTTTTCGTTATAAAAAATATTAAAGTTTTTTAGATTGATGTCTTTTCCTTCTTTTCTGATATTTTTGATAATATCATCAAACTTTTTTACATATTGGGTTATTGCTTTATTTAATTGTTTGAATTTAGCGTGACGTACCACAAATTCTCCATCCCATTGGTTTGAATACAGTTCAATGTCTGTTGAGATCCATTTTCTTTCTGTACGCGAGAATTGAATTTCAATTTCAACCTTAGCTGATTTCTCCGGTGTTGCTTTCTTTTTTCTGTCGAATACCGGCTTGATTTTCCATGTTTCCATACTGTTTCTTTTTTAATTTATAATTTGTTAATTACGGTAAATGTGATACCAAGTGTGATACCAGCTGTGATACCAGAAACAAATTGGTATCACACTTGGTTCAACAATGTAACGGTAAGTAACGCAGAGTAACGGTGGTAGCCATTAAAAAGGTTACTTAAACATGTTGGAAATCAGTCGATTAGGTTTGTAATATGTTGATTTATAGTCTATTGGCGTAAAATAAAAAAAAGGGGGCATTTTGACCCCCTTGAGCCGAAACCGGGAATCTAACAAATTATTTATAATCAACCGATTAAGCGTTATTTTTTGCCATTGGTATCACACGGTAAAAATATTCAACTCGTTTCTGAGCCCTATAGAGGGCTTTTTTTATGTTTTTGTGATACCGACAAATTCCGTTTTTAAGTTAAAAAATCCACCTATTTTTAACAAGATTGTATAGCGTATCATATTACTTTTTCATACAGTTTACCATTGATTGTTAGATAGGAGTTAAAACATAATGTTTTGCTTAGAATATTAGATTAATGACGTTATTCTATAATTTCTCCCAAATCAATATCAACGATAATTTTTTCATCTGTAGTGGTATTGTCATAAAATATAATTTTTAACGAAATGACCATTTTATTTCCACTAGTAGATATGTTTGTATAATTGAGTTTAGAAGGCTTTTTATATTTATGATTGATATAGCTATGTAGATTTATATCTGTTCTTCCTTTGTCAAGGTCAAATATTGACATACCGTCATAAGAAGTCCTCCCGTCATCCCAATCGACTAGCACATATTTTCTTCCCAAAATAGCGTCAGGACTACCAAACCCAGCTAGATGTATATGGTTATTTTCTTCTATTATATTTCCGCTCTTGTCAATAATAAAATATCCGTTATTTTTCCCTATTATAATAGAATCCCCATATCTTATAGCTGCATTTTCGTAATCGTAATTATATGCTCCGTCATTACATATATATTTAGTAGATATAAGATCCCCATTCAGATTATAAATGGCAATACACTCGGCTGAGCATTTTAACATCATTGAAATATTAACAAAACCAGACCATTTACACAATAATAAATTATCATTGTCAAAAAAAGGATATCCAGAAGATGGCTCAAAAGCTACTGTTTTGTATTCTCCATATCCTAAATATATATCTACTGGATCAGGAATTATCATATCTTTCTCCCATATAATCTTATTATCACTTCTTCTTTCTTTTACCAGCCGCTTTTTAGATTCATTATTTATTGATGCATAATATATATGCGTTGAATCTTGGGCTAATAATTTCCATTCATTAGTTGTTAAATAATCATCTACGGGAATGTTATCTTCGTTATTACTACAACTGGATATTACTCCAATAAGTAATAAAGATATTAGCAATACTTTTTCCATAATATCTATTTTTTATTAAGACTAATCGTCTTATGAATATTATTCTTTTCTGGCTCTATTTTATTGCATGTAATTAGATTTAACTCAACTCCGAAAAGAAGTCTTTCTAATCTATCATGTTGGTTGTTCATCTTAATGGCAATGTCTTCTAATTTGTGTATTATATCATTGTTCATATCTAAGGTTTTTAATCTCCTTAAAAAACATGATAAGATGTTCATTTGTTTAGCTTACATTTGGTTTTTGTAACTGTTCTTTCAATTCGGTGTTTTCATTTTTAAGCACTTCGATAACATTTAGTAAGTCATCCATACGTGTTTGGTATGTTTCTATTACTTTTATAAGGACTTCGATGGTCCTTTTGCTGTCTATTTGTTCTCCATGTAAATCTATGTTAATATTTTTTGTTTCAATTTGATGTGGTGCGGATGTTTTATTAGTTTTTGATTCTGAATCGGATGATGCTGGCTCAGATTTAAGCATCTCACCCTCTCCTGTAAGAATATAATTTGCATTAACATTGTATTTATTACAAAATTCGTATAAAACATTCATTGAAACCCCAACTCTGCCACATCTAATTTTAGACATTGTCCCTTTAGACAATGATTCCAAATTGTTCCATACTTGATAGTCACTGATTTTTAGAGAATCTATAACTTCTAAGAATCTACTTGTATAAACGTTAAAAGCATCCATATTATATAGATATTATTAGGTAGTATCATTAAAGGATACTATATTTGCGTTGTAACACTGCAACTGTTACTTACAAATGTTTAAACTTGCCTGGCATGGCGTTTAATATATCAAAAGAGGATTCGCGTTGGTTGCAGTAACGTGGGTTCTCTTTTTAAATTTTATATTTATGAATAAAGAGTCCAATTCAGATCTTTTGCAAAACATTTCCAAACTAAGCGATGGGAATGTAATAAAGTTCCTTTTAGGTGCTTCTGAGCAAGGTAAATTTCCTCCCGAAATCTCCGACTGTATTACTAAAGTCGTGGACTACATGAATGAAAACGAGGTTCGTGTAGATCCGGGCTTCCGTTACAGCTTGAATATATCTTTATTCCGTAAGGATAAGTATTGGATAAGGACTATCACAGACAGGGTAACAGGCGAGATATTATATGAAACCAAAACCCGTCAATGCTTTCCGGATAACCGTACTATCTATACGGAGTTGGAGTATGGCTTATTCGGGAGTAGTATCTATCATCCCAATTATACTATTCAGCGAAACAAACAATGATGCAATTGTTTGTGCAAACTCAATACATTTGTTAGCCTCTTCGGGGAAATCACTTTCTAGTTTTTTCCCCATTAGTTCAAGTTCCAAGCTCATTTTTTGAATATTAGCTTTCTTTATTTCATACGCAGCTTTGAATCCTCCGAATTGGGCTATCTCATATAGTTTGCAAGTAGGATATATATCACTACAATCCCAATATTGAGAAATATTTTCTTTTATTATGTATCCTTTTTCAAAGAAGTCCATAATCACCATTTCAAATTGTTTCCCATTAATTTTTAAATTGGGAACATCATTAGGAGTAAAACAGAATGTTTTTCTTTCATGGGCCGCCATATCAAGGATTGCTTTCATTATTTTATCCTTTTCCTTAGGAGTTATAGCCCCACAAAAGTTGCGTTCGTTTGAATGTTGAATGTCAATCATAGCACCTCCTTTTTTTATCGAGTAATTTTATCTTTCTTATATTCAGTATTTTATATATTGTGTTATTTAGAATAATGTATAAATAGCAAATAGTATCACAAAAAGATACTTTAATCTTTTGTAGTATCATTAATTAATACTACATTTGCAATGTGAAAACGAACTGAATACAGTTTTATTTCGCAACGGCAATAATTAATATACAAATATATGAATAAAATAGGAAGAACCAAAGAAATCCCACGGATAATCGTTCCACAAGGTGCACAGAAACACATCGCATCTCATTTCGGGGTTAGCGGTGAAACAGTACGCAGAGCATTAAAGTACATTATCAACACTGAACTTGCAGTAAGAATAAGGGAAGAGGCGATAAAGAATTATGGTGGTGCAGAATCCATTATCAGAGTGAAAATATAAATATTCAAAGGTTATGATGACAAGAACAGAAATGAATATGCTCACGGAAAGATTTGCAGAAGTGACGGGAAAACAGAATGATTCTGTAATGAATTCTGCTAGATGCGCAGAATATCTAGGAATATCTCAAGGGGCTTTAAGAAAACGCGTTCATGATGGTACTATCCCATATACTAAAAAGGGTAAACTGTTGTATTTCTCTAAACAAGATGTAAATAAATACTTATTAGATAAATAAAAAATGAGCAAAGCAACCGATTTTATAAATAATAAATGCTACCAGCTTGGTAATCCGGTAGAACCGTTGATTTTTAAAGCTGACGCGCTGGAAGCTATTAGTATTGCATGCAAGGAGATAGAAGAAAGAACTGTGATAGTGTACCGGCAGTTATGTCCTTGTTTTCAAAGGGGGAAATGTAAGCATTATCCTCACAACCAAAAACAAGGTAGTCAAATATGTGATATGGAATGTGATCGTATAAGTTATCTAAAGAAACAATTGGCTTGTATTTCAGCAGACAAATAAATATATCCCCTCCCGTAAGATTCGGGGTAACAACCGGTTTAAGCCGTTGAGGGGAACTGTTCAAAGTTCTTTCACACATTGTAAATGTTTATATGGTGTAACTCATAAGCCATATAATGCAGACAAACGGACTGATTATAGGAGTCAATACCAGCAGGGATGCCGTGACGTATTGAGGGTCTATAATAATTGATTGAACATACTTTCGGTGCACCGATTTGTCCTTAGTGCATTAAGTAAACTTGGTTGGGCACAAGTACCGCCGGAAGGTCTAATATATCCCCTCCCGTAAGATTCGGGGTAACAACCGGTTTAAGCCGTTGAGGGGAACAATATAAAAATGCATATTATGAAAACAGCTAATTTTATCCTGTCTATATTTGCCACCCTATGTTCCTTAGGAATGATTTATGGTGCGATAGTTACGGAAAGTCCTATAAAATCCGTATCGGTGATTATATTTTCCATTATCTCATTATTGTGTGTGAGATTGGTGGTAATGACATACAGAGAGTTAAAGGAATATGAATGATTTTTTCATCTAGTTTTTTTGTTATTTTCATAAAGTTTTTGCTGTCTGTCCGTGCCGGTATGTGAATATAGGTACGGAATTTCACCGTCCATGGTTGGTACTGTCTAAGGTAATAAACATAAATAATTATCTGTTCTAATCTCTACTTTCATTTAACGGATAGTATGGCGGTCCGATTCCGCTGACGGTGGCTGTAAGTTATCATAAGTGATAGATTAAGTCGTTTAGGTTTTGCTCCTGTAGTCTGTGAAGATAGCAGGAGTTTTTTAATTGGAAACAAGTTAAGTTATGGATATAAATATAATAAAGGAGAAAGCCAGAGAGTATGCAAATGGCATACATGGAATTACGCACAAAAGAACAGCATCAGTGGATTTTGAAAAAGGTGCTCAATTTGTTTTGGAATCCATGAAATGGAGGAATGCAGAAAAAGATCCTCCACCATTAGACACAAGAGTGTTTGTAAAGAGTTCCGGGAAATTTGTGAATACCGGGATGTTGGTATTCGATAGTGAGCATAAGAAGAACATTTGGATATGTGGAAATACTAACCGGGCATGGGACATTGATTTTTGGAAACCATTGCCACAATAATTAGATAAACTTAAAATAAATGGTTATGAAGAAAGGTGATAAAGTACGTGAGATAGGTGATACGTTGACAGGTACAATAGTTTATATCGCTAACGGATATGCTGATGTCAAATATCCTAATATGAAAGGTGTATGCTCATTGCCGATCCAATTTCTTGAAAAGGTATGAGAACTATAAGCCAGATAAGCGATGAATTGGAAAAGCTTTATTCAGAGCTTGATATAGTCCAGTCAATGAGTGAGGAATCGGTAAGGCTCACATTCAATGCTGAATGTAAGGGCAAGTATATATCCTTGCTTAATGAAGAAATCGATTCTCTAGAAAACGAACTTGAAGAAGTGGAAAGATATCATGGCAGGAAGCGGAACTTTGTAAGGACTGCGGACCTGCCTTTTTTGTGTTGGTAAAAGCGAACATTTTAAAATTTAAATATTATGCCTATAGTTAAGAAAAATGATGTTTTACCGGAGCGTCCTGTAATTATTGTATTATATGGAGTACCCGGAAGTGGGAAAACCTCAGTAGCTACAACAGCGGATAATCCTTTATTGATAGATTGCGACAGGGGGGCAGACCGCGCAGTACAACGTTGTGATACCATAATGGCTAAATGTTGGAAAGATATTGATTCAGAACGTGAATCTATGAAAGATTACAAAACAATAGTTGTCGATACAGCCAAATCAATGATAGACGATTATCTGAGTCAATATGCTATTGACAATAATTATAAATTGAAAACGAATACTTTAAAACGGTTTGGGCAGATGGGCGAGGACTTTAAAGAGTTCGTCAACTTTCTTCGCTCGAATGGTTCTGACATTGTTTTTATATGCCATGACAAGGAAACGGCAGACGGTGATGTGATAAAGCACTCTCCGGATTGCACAGGGCAATCAAAAGACCTGCTTGTCAGGATAGCTGACCAAGTTGGATATGTATTCATACAAAATGGGAAGCGTTCTATTTCATTTGCACCGTTGGATAATTTTGTAGGCAAAAATGTAGCAGGACTTGGAACTGTGGTAATACCTGATTATGGAACAACCGAGTTTGATACATGTATGTCTGACATTATATCGAAAGTGAAGATATCAATTCAAGGAAAAGGAGAAGCACAAGCAAAAGCTAATGAACAGCTTGCGGCAATACGTGAACAGCTTGCCGCCGCAATGACCGATGAAGATATTCTTGCCTTGATGGAGGCTACAAAACTATTACCTAAAATTATGCGAGTACCCTTCTTTTCTGAGATGCAGAAGAGTCTTGCAGCAAAAGGATTCACTTTCGATCAAGATAAAAAGTTATTCGTGAAAGTATGATACCGCTAATTCGCGTAACAATTTTAGAAGCATTCCGAAAGTACATAGAGCAAAGCGATTATGCCAACTATGAGATAACGGAGCAATCCGTTATTGACAGTATAACAGGCAAGTTCACGGGTAATGTGTATACAAAAATTGGACAGGCATTTCATAAAATAGTGGAAGAAGGTACACCGAAATGTGATAAAGTAGATGCAGGAGAACGTACCTTCCTCCATTATAATAAAGAACAAAAAGAGCCTGTTCCTTGTGGTAGATCCTTTGACATTGAAGGTGATAAAGTGATTATGGATATTGCACAATGCAAGACCGCGCTTTCCTATCGTAACGAATACCCGAATGCTTTTCATGAGATAAGACTGTATAAGGATTTTGGAGATGCTATTATAACAGGATGTGCCGATATGGTGAATGGTGTGGAGATCAGGGACATTAAGACTAAATATTCTTATCCTACCGATGCCGATTACATCAATTCTTGCCAATGGCGATTTTATCTCCAGCTATTCAATTTAGACGTGTTTCACTTTGACTTGTTCATCTTTGAAGGATACGACAAAGATAAGCATGGATATGATGTCAGAGGACTTCCATTGAAACGCTATGAGCCTGCTATTACATGTTATCGTTATGATGGTATGGAGCAGGATAATATGAATCTATTACACTCTTTTTTAGAGTGGGTAGAATACAGAGATTTAACCAAGTATTTATTAAAAGAAAAAATAGAAAATTAATTATGGCAATTTTAAGTGGTTCTATCTGTCTCTCTGATATACCTCGTGAGCAGATGAAGAAAATTAAGTGTAAAGATGGAGTTGAAAGAATCTATGTGAATGTGGCTGTTATCGAGCGCAGAGAGAAATCCCAGTTTGGGCATACGCATTTCATCACTTGTTCCCCTAAAAAGGAGGAACGGGTAGAAGGAAGGAACTATATCTGCGGGGACCTCAAAGAGTTTATACCTCAGAATACATCACCCACCCCAGAGGATATAAATAATGCTCCTAGCGTGTCGGATAATGATCTAGATTTGCCCTTCTGATGAAGTACGATGGCTCTAATCCTCTCCACGTCCAGCAGGCAAGAGCGAAGCTGGAGAAGTTGATAAAGGAACAGAAGGTGTTTGAATTGACGGAAAAGAAACCGCAAAGATCTTTAAATCAGAACAAATACCTTCATGTCTGCCTTGCTTATTTCGGTTGCCAAATCGGTGAAACGATGGAATATGTAAAGCGGAACTATTACAAGATTCTCTGCAACAAAGACACTTTCGTCCGTGAGAGAGAAGACAAGTTTTTGGGTCGGATAAAGTATCTACGAAGTTCTTCTGATCTTGACAGCGCGGAGATGAGCCTAACTATTGAGCGGTTTCGGAATTTTTCGAGTGCCCAATGTGGCATATATATCCCATCTCCAGACGAAGAACGTTTGATTCAGTTGATGGAGATAGAGGTCGAACAAAACAAATTTCATATCTGAAACAATGATTATACGAATTAGTGCCTTTATCATTATGGCAATATCTTTCTTGATATTGTTTTATAAGAATGACAGTGATAATTATATGGCTATCCTGTTACAAATAATAGTATGGCTGATGTTGATATATGCTGAACTTTGCGATATAGAATCGCTCCTTTAGGTTATTATCATGAAACTTACTTTGACAAAACAAGAAGTGCTTCTCATCCAATTACTTCTTCATATTTATAAAAACGAGTTGCCCGATGACGGAACAGAGAAGCATGGACGTTTTGTCGGGAAGCTGTACAAGAAAATCAAAAGACAAATTATTAATCAATTAAAGCAATAAAATTATGGAATCGAATATTTCGCGCGATCATATTGCGCTTGAAGCAATGAAGTGCATGATGATGACAGCAAAACGCAGGAGAACTTTATGGAACAGAGTTGTAACATTGTTTTTCCCATCCAAAGAAGTTAGTATTACAAACTACAACTCTGAAAAACAGGCTAAAGCAGCTTATCAGATAGCTGATGCAATGATTAAGGAACGTAACAAGACAAAGGAGGAATGATATGTATTACGAGGTAAAGTTAAAGGTGATGAAACCTAACAAGGACGGTCTTGAAAAAGAAGTAAAAGAACACTTCATTACAGACTGCTCACTTTTTGCAGAAGCGGAAGCCAAAGGGATCGAACAGTACGCATCCGATAATATGGAATCTGATGTCTTCTCCATTTCACGTTCAAACATCATTGAGATAATCAACGAAAAGACAGAAGACAAACCATTCTTCAAGGCTACCATTGTAGATACTCAGATTGATGAGAACGGCAATGAGAAAGAATTGAAATACTATAATTTGGTTTGCGCAAAGGATTTAAAGGAGGCAAACACTTTGATGGAACAACACCTTTCACAAGGTTTGTCTGATATGAGATTGGATGCGATTGTTAAAACCAAAATAATTGATTTGATTTAGTTATGGAAGAATTTATTTCAGATTGGTTCATTCCTATGGATTTCGGTAATGATATGCCGGACGAAGAACCGGACGGTGAGGATAATTTTAGATTTATTTTCTTATAAACTTTATGCCTGCTCGGTTTGTGAAAATAGGGTGGGCGAATATGGGGCGTAAGCACTGGCTGTGTTCCTTATTATGGATAAGTGCACAATATACGTTGTAAGGGCTTGTTGATTTATGAAGCTTCAATCGGCAAGTTAATCATGATTGCTGGCACTGCCCAATTATGGTTTGGTGGGTTCGATTCCCCTACGCCCCTCATAAATGTGAGCCACACATAAATGGCATGGGTTAATAAATAATGGTTGTGCCCCGGAGAATACGCTTCGGGGCTTTTAATTAAAAAGAGAGAATGAGACATTTAGAAGATCAGCTTCAAAAGGCTATTATTCAATATTGGGATTTTAAATACCCTAAATGGACGAAAAGGCTCCATCATTCTCCCAATGGAGGAAAGCGTAATGCTATTGAAGCTTCCAAGTTCAAGCAGATGGGTGTTCGTGCTGGCTTCCCTGATTTGATACTGCTTATTCCAAATAGATTCTATCCCTTTTGTGGTATTGAATTAAAAGCAAAGACAGGCAGACAGTCAGAGAATCAGAAAGCTTATCAAAAGGAATTTGAGAGTATTGGGGCGAAGTACGTTGTTGTCCGGTCATTAGACGAGTTTATTAAAGTGGTGGATAATTATTTGAAAGATATATGACTTATATAGAACTGATAAATAAGTTTTGGTCTCTTGACGAAGACTGGGAATTTACCTGCTGTGAAACGAGGCTTTATTTTTACTTGCTAAAAACAGCGAATCGTTTAGGCTGGGTGGATAGCTGGACGCGTAGTGATACAAAGGTATCATCTGACGTGGGAGTGTCGGTCAACTCAATGAAATCAGCACGTAACAGATTAGTTCAGGCGGGTCTTATCACATTCAAATCAGGCGGAAAAGGACAACGGGATAAAACAAGGTATCAGATTAGCTATCAAAATTTGACACCTAAAGTTGAACCTAAAGTAGTACCTAACCTTATACCTAACCATGAACCTAAAGTAGTACCTAAGCCCTTACAGTATAATGTACGCGCATTAGACAAAGATAAAGACAAAGATAATTATCTCTCTCCCCCGCGCGCGTATGAAGAAATTCCGACTGGGATTTTTGAAAGAGGGTTGGATGAGTGCTATGAAGAATTGAAGTCGAATAGTTCATGGATGGAAGCTGTCTGCATGAATACTCGTTTATGTGGATATAAGGATTTCGCGCCTCCTGATTTTTATGATTATTTGGAGAAGTTCTTTATGAAGCTCCAAAACGAGGGAGAAACTGTTAAATCACCCCAAGATGCAAAATCGCATTTTGCCCGATGGCTGAAAATTGAACTTGAAAAACAACGGAACAATGGAAACAACAATAGGAGCAGTTATACAAGCAAGCAGGAAGCTAACGCCTACGCTCTTAGCTTGCTGCAACAACATAAGCGAGACCTCGAAGAAGGCTTGGCTGACCAAATGGAAAGACCGTTCTGAGGTTGAAAGAGTATTTTCACCAACTCAGTGGGGATATGCCCTCCAGAATCCGGAAAGGGCTTATATGGCAGACTGTCCTTCACTGATACAGTACGATGCGCTTTACGGCTGTGGCTCTTCCGAATACTGGATTGACATACAGGTGTCCGGCATATTCGGGGCTTCCAACAGCAAGGAAAAGGGCGTTGCCGACGGGATAAGAATCTTTTGCCAGTCCTTTGCCTCACAGGTCAACGCTTACAAACTTTCTGAACTGATGCTGTTTTTTGCACGCTACAAGGCCGGGAAGTATGATAATTCATTCGCATCCTTTGATGCCAGAAGAATAGGCAATGCCTTCTTCAAAGAGTTCAAGCCCGAAAGGAATTATGAGCTGGACGCGATAAACCGAAAAAGGGTGCAGGATGAGATAGAGAACAGAAGATTCATTCCACCTGAAGGATATTCTTCTTTGACTTTGTACAACGAACTGAAACGCCGGGCGGAATCCGGAGATGAGGAAGCCAGAAGAATGCTGATGTCACCATGAGGATGGAAAAGAAAGTCAAATCGGAACTCGTATATGTCAAATGCCGGAACTGCAAGAATGCTTCGAACTTCGGGGACAATTCTGCGTATTGCAGGGCCAAAGGGCATAGAGTGTGCGCCTGTGACAGATACGGGCAAATTTGTAACAGTTTTCAAAAGAAAGAATCATAACGAAAAAAGGAGAAATTTATGAATACCGAGATGCAGACAAAGATACGTGAATGGGAAGCGGAACGCGACAGGAACCTACGCATCCACTGTCCTCTTGTAGCTGCCAAGTTTCAAAGATGGATTGACAGGGTGAAGAAAGAGGACGATAGACCGCATTCCCAGCCCTGTGACAAGAATTTCAACAAGAAAGCCTGTAGTTGATGCTTCCATGTAGTAAAATTAATTGTACGGCTTTAAAATAGCTTGTATCAAATAGAATAATTGTTAAAAAATACACGATCATGCAAGGAACAGACAAACTGAATACGATAACCAACATCGTATTTGTCCTCACGGACGTTTTAGAAACCAACCTTCTAGAAATGCAGCAGCAATACAAG